CTATTGGTTATGCCTATACTTCTTCAAAGAACTCAACGACATTCCTATGTCAACTACGTGGGTCTTCGTAGGTATGCTTGCTGGTCGTGAACTCGCTATCGCAACGTTTACAGGTAAGATGAAGATGAAATCTGTATTCCCGTTAGTAGCAAGAGACTTTCAGAAGATGATGATTGGACTAGGCGCTTCAGTTGCCATAGTTCTGACTATACACTATGTACTAATACCAAACGGACTATAAAATGATAGACAGGATCAAAAAAGTATTGACAGGTAAGAACTCTCGTGTTATAATGATCCTGTCTTTCACGTTCTTCTTAGTGAAAGGACTTATATGGCTAGCAATAGCTTTCTATTCGATGTATTTAGGTTACACTTTTTGGGATTAATGTCTTGACATGCACCTCAAAATGCTGTAATATGTATAAATAAGAGTGATTCGTTGAAGCGAGTTAAAGCTGGACAGGACTCGGGGGCAGTACCCGACAGCTCCACCAAAAGTACATTGCGCCTTACTGCAATAAGGTGTCTTTGCAGAGATACAGACCTCGCAAGGGTCGAAGACAATGTATTTTTGATGGGGCTGAACTAGGATCGACTGACTGTATAGATGAGTGGAGAATCCGGGCGCAAGCTCCGTTAACGCAAGAAAAAAACTAAACGCAAACGATAATTTTGCACATGGACAATACGCTGTAGCGGCGTAATGAACCGGGGTGGGTACTACCTAGCAACAGAAGTGCCAAGAAACAATAAAGAAAGAAAAGTAATGAAAAATTTAATGATGGCTACGGCCGTACTAGTAGCCTCAGGAACAGCAGTTGCGGCATTTGACGTAACTGACTCGTTCAGTGTAAACAACGAAGTGAAAACTTGGTACAACACTGATAAGTCAACTTGGACTGCATCTTACGAGGTGAAGCCAACGTATTCACCATCTATGGTAACAGGGATGGACGTATATGCAATGACTGATGGCGACTTGCGAGATATTAAGTATGATGGTGTGGAGTTTGGTGTAGAATACACTATGCCCGACATGTCAATCTTATCTCCAGTGCTAAAGGCTAAAGTAGCTTATGACGAAGATTGGAATCGTGGCGACATTATGATTGGCGCAACATTCAACTTCTAAGAAATAGGCTTGGTGCACCTTAACGCACCAACTTTAAAATTAACTACAACACGGTGAAAAATTATGACTGGTATTATAATCCCTTCAAGCGATCACGACAAAAAGCGTATCAAAGAATGTATGCAAGAGATAAGCAACTCTTATCTGCGACAGGAAGCTGAACGTGAATTTGTCAAAGAAGCCCTAATCTCTCTAGAAGATGATGTAGGCATTCCCAAAAAATACTTAGGCAAGATGGCTCGTATCTACCACAAGCAGAATATGAGTGAATTGTTGTCCGAAATCGAGGAAATTGAAGCCTTGCTAGAAAGCGTTAAATAATGCTTGACAGGCGCCCAGTTCGATGTTATACTATACAAGTATAAACAGTAAAGAGGAGAAATAATGACTATTCACATAAAGACTTACTTCATGGAAGGCACTGACGGTGCCAGAGCAGAAGTTTTCGAAGAAAATGGTGAATACGGAATCCATTATTATATGGGTATCGGTGAACCAGAATGGTTTAAAAGAGAAATCTTTCAAGGTCACTCTAGGCAATATGCCGAAGATGCGGCTGAGAACTGGGCGTTAGGAATCAAAAATCTCAATGGCTAAAACTGAGTATATCGAGAACGATCTCTATCAAGTATTAATTGATACAGATGCGGGAAGTGTCTCCTTAGGTAATGAGACTTATATTATTAATAGTAAACGTGAAGCAAACGTTTTCAAAACAGCCTATCTATTGGGCAGGGAGCATAAAAAATCGCAAATACTAAGGACATTGGGCTTATAGCACAACTGAACTCTGAAACGATAATGAAAGAAATTTCAGCAAATATCGCTAAGGGTGTACCATACATTGATGCAGTTATTGTATACGCAGAATCGTATGGGTTGGAAGTAGAGGTAGTTGGAGAGATCATTCGAAGATCACCTGTACTGAAAGCAAAGATTTATAGAGAAGCTGAAGAACTAAATATGGTAGAGAAGCTGACAAGGTTGCCAGTGTGACAGATCGATCAATGTACTCAACTAGAGAGGCTTTCGAACTCTATAGCTACTACATTGCTCTGAAGAAGCACTTCACTAGTTCGTATGATTTTCACAAATACGGCGGTAAGATGCGGCTAACTGTAGACAGTTTTGAAAGACGAAAAGATAAGTTCTTTTTCTATAAACTTGGAAAACGTAAAGACTGTAAAGAGTTTTTACTTGCAAACATGATTGATAATCCAGATGTATGGATTGGCAATTTGATAGATAATAAGGGCGCAGACGATACATTCAGAGAATGGTCTAAACGTCAACAGTCTTTGGGATATGTGTTTGGCAATGAGCTAGATGAATTGAACGAAGACTTTAACTCGAACTTTATTGTTGAAGACGGACAGTACTCTAGGGTATTACAACTCTACAACATGAAGCGACTGAGCATCGAAACTCTAATCATCTTAGATGATCTGACAGGATGCTTTAAATACTGGGATAAGAGTATCAACGATACCATTGTTTATCCTAGTATAAATAAGATTGTTAAGAAATATCGACCTTTTTTAAATTATGATAAAGTAAAAATGAAGAAGATATGTCTTGACAAATACAACGCTGTCTAGTATAATAGACAAATACAACGATATACATCGTAATATAAACCGCTATATATAGCATAATACAGGAAAAGTAAATATGACAACATCATTTTCTGCCCTTAAAAAGGCACGTACATCATCCTTCGACAAGCTGAATAACCAGCTTCAGAAGATGAACTCTAACACTAACAATAAAGGCGATGATCGCTTCTGGAAACCAGAAGTAGACAAAGCTGGTAATGGTTATGCTGTTATTCGATTCTTACCCGCACCCACCGGAGAAGACATGCCATTCGTTCGCTTATGGGATCATGGCTTTCAAGGACCAGGTGGCTGGTATATCGAGAACTCTCTTACCACTCTCGGTTCAGATGATCCAGTCTCTGAGTACAACTCAAAGCTTTGGAATTCTGGTCATGACGAGGATAAAGAAACTGCACGTAAGCAAAAGCGTAGACTTAGCTATGTGTCCAACATCTATATCGTGAAGGATAGTGCTAACCCATCACGTGAAGGTCAAGTTTATCTTTATAAGTTTGGTAAGAAAATCTTCGACAAGCTGAACGATGCAATGAATCCTCAGTTTCAAGACGAAGATCCTATCAACCCATTCGACTTTTGGGAAGGTGCAGACTTCAAATTGAAGATCCGTCAAGTAGAAGGCTATCGTAACTACGATAAGTCTGAATTTGATTCGATTGCTCCTATTAGCGACTCATCTGGTACAGCGTTAACAGATGAAGCTATGGAAGAAAATTGGAATAAGCAACATTCTCTATCAGATATTGTCGATCCTAAAAACTTCAAGTCTTATGATGAACTGAAAGCTAAATTGTATAAGGTTCTAGGTCTTGATGGCAGTAAACACGCACCCACAACAACTGCTGAGGACGATAGTACGGGAATGAACTTTGCTCCTAGCTTCAAAGAGCGGGAAGCTCCTGAAGTGAGCGAGGCTTCATCCCCAACTCTTGCAAGTGACGACGGAGACGGAGAGTCTCTAGATTTCTTCAAGAGTCTGGCAGAAGATAACTAAGTTATCTAGCTAGGAGAAAAGGGCGGCTTGCAGGGAATGCTAGTCGCCTTTTTTTTGTCTAAGGATTAGGCTTCTAATTAAGAGCCCATGTCATGGTTAGGCTTCTAATTAGAATCCCATGTTATTCGATAGATTACCAGGCATGCCTATTTGAAAAGACTGCTGTCTCATGTTCATAGTTGAGGAATTGTTTTGAGTGACAGGTGCGGCTACATTATAGTTTGCACCGGATCCACCTACGCCATTCTGATCTAATGAAAGACTCATTGCTGATGGTGCAAGAGTTCTAGCTTGATCGGTCATACCTAATACTTGAGCAATCTTTCCAGAAACAATAGCAAGTCCATCTAAGTCGATATTATTGTTGTTTAGCAGACCGCCACCGAACTCGATCTTATCTTTACCATCAAACCATCCATCAAACTTAGTACCGCCTTTTGTCAGACCTTCTAAGATTGGAATAGTAGCGGCTAAGTTCAGAGCCATTGCGTGAAAGTCTACATCTTTATTAGATATTTTGATGTTGCTAAAGTTCATCATTGCCGCAGATATGCGCTCTAGACCAGTTGCCGCAGTGTTAATACTCTCAGACTCTTCGCCAAGTTCTAGCATCTTATCAAATGGATTCTTATCGCCTGCTATGAAATTAAATATATTCGTGCCAATAGCGGCAAGTGATCCGTATAGTTCTGACTTACTGAAAGCGTTTAACCCAGCAGTCATGTTAAGCATTGTTGACTTAAACTTAGTGGAGTCTAGAGCATTGATTTTGCTTAAGTCCATGTCTTCTAGAGGTTTTAGACTGTCGACCATTCTCTGCATAGGAGTAGAGTCAGTCGTTTCACCAGTAAAGAAGTCTTTGATGCTTGTAAATGCATTAGCAAACGTGTCTGTTAATCCACCGAGACCTTTAGCTCCCATAAGGGCAAGCAATCCAGGCCCTAAGCCAATCATACCCTGACCTAATTCTGCAAAGTTGGATCCGTCAACTTTATCAAACGCTTCTAAACCTTCTGCTGTGTTTTTCAACACTGTGCCTATACCGCTACCGTCAACTCCAAAAAGTGCTCCTAAGTCACCGGCACCAGCTAGACCTGTTATGAATCCACCGATACCAAAACCAATAGCAGTCATACCTAGTGCGGCACTACCAGCTAGTGCTAGACCAGCACCTCCAGGTATTGCTCCAAATATTCCTCCTATAGCCATCATACCGCCTAGACCAACTAAGACTTTGGGGTCAAAGGCATTCAGTCCATCTGCTATATTTGTAGCTTGTTTCTTGAAGTTGTCACCAGTAAATCCTGAGAGATCACCAGCGGCGACCATTCCAGCCATAAATCCGCCAATGCCTAGTCCAATCAAACCCATACCTAATGCGGCTTTGCCAGCGATTGTCACGCCACCAGGTGCGGCGCCTAATAGTCCTCCAGCGGCGACCATTGCTGTTAGACCAGTTAAGGTCTCTTTCTTTAGTCCACCAAAGCTATCTAGACCTTCTGATATATTTGCGGCTTGCTTCTTAAAGTGTTCGCCTGTAAATCCTGTTAGATCACCAGCGGCAGCTAAGCCAGACATGAATCCACCGATACCTAAACCGATTGCTCCCATTCCGACTACAGCTTTACCCGATCTCTTGACTCCTGCGAATGTTCCCCATAATGCACCTACTCCGAGCATGGCACCTAGTTGAGCCATATTCTTCATAGACAGAGACTCTAGACCATCTCCGATGTTTGTCATCAGAGTAGACATAGCTCTACCATCACCTAGCTTCTTAATAGCGGCATCACCTAATGCTAAACCAGAGAAAAATCCACCTATGCCAACTCCGAGTGCGGCAATACCTGCCCCACCACCGGCAATCTTAGCAAATAGACCAAGACCAGCTCCCATACTAGATATAGCACTTTGAGTGCCTCTTGAGACACCTCCACGTATAGTAGTATTTTCGCTATTGTCACTCTGACTTGCTTCAGGTGCTGGAGTTAATTGAGATTGTGCTAGTTGATTTTGTCTGACTAGATTGGCGGCATCATCTACTTGAAATTTAGCAATAGCCCTGAGGGTCTTCGTTTGAGCCCTAAGTTGTCCAGATATATTGGATAAAGTCGGTGTTAATAACTTTAACGTCTCATCTGATAGTGTTACAATCTGTTGTTTTCTTGGCCGTGCCATTGGACTATCCTATTAAGACTTATTCGAATAAGCCTGAGTTGTGTAAAATGCCGCAACTATAGCCGCTACTGATACAAAATATGTTGGCGCAATGTCACCTAACGTGGTGGATGCTTGATCTAATCCCATAAGAACGGCTAGTACTACTGCAAACGGGTATAATAGCATACCGAATAATGCGAACCAAGCCATGTTGCGTTGTGCGTCTTCACGCTTGTCAGCATTCTCGATTTGAATCATTCTCTCGTGCTTTTCAAGCTCTTCGTTAGATACGATGCCATCACCGTCTAGATCAGCGTCATTTAACATGCTGTCTACTGGTAGTTTTTTAGCCATGTCTTTCTCCTAATTATTGTTTTTGTTGTTTCATAGTATCAATATAATCAAGCACCATGTCTAAATAAAGGTCACGCTCATACGGTATCAATTTTTCAATCTCACTTATCTGATATTTATAATGTTGAGCCAACGCAAAGATATTCTGGTAATATAATGCTAGGTTGTTGTGACCCAACATTAGGTAAAAAAAGTGTCCATACCCTCCATATTGAAGGTCTTATCTTTTCCTGTGTTATCTTTATAGTTACACGCATATGTCATCTTAGGCACTGTAGTAAAGAACCCTTGCATAGCTTCCATAGTCTGTGCAGTGAATTGTTCTACGAACTCATTAACCTCTTCACTAGAGAAGTCTTCAAATTGATATACTTCATCAGTCTCTAAATTGACTAGCGTTTCAATGCATGATATCATAGTATTAAAACTGCTCTCCGCTTCCGTCTCACCGTCTTGAATAAACAACCCGCTTATTTCATTGATGGTAGGGTAGCGCATCATCATATAGTAGTCATCGTTAAGTACCACTTTTTTACTGTGATTTGCGTCATGCTTCATTTTAATATCGTTGATATCTACGTTCAGTTCTACCTTTTCTTTAGTGTCTGGATCTTCGATAGAAAACGATATTTCATTATTAACAGACTTGGCTCTGATGTTCATTAGAATATACTCTAAGTCGAAGATAGGCATATCGTCTACTTCCACATCATTTATACAGTTGTTAATAATTTGCTTGACTGCCAAGATAATCTGATCCATATCTTTGGACTCTTGTGCAATCAATAGAATTTTCTCTTCTTTGACCGTGAATGGTCGATACTTCGCCTTTTTACCTGTAGACGGAACAGTGATCTCAAATAACGGTTGATCAATTTTAGGTAAACCCATAATGTTATACTCCTATTGTATAGTAATAATTAAAAAGATTTCAAAATAGTAGAGACATTAGACACTTGGTTAATAGCATCTTGAATGCTTCTAGGTCGCTTCAATCCTCGAATCGCTTGTGTGAAAGTATTTATTGTAGATAGATAGCTTAATAATCCATTGACTCCACCTCTGCTGTCTACTACACTGCCTGTATCTGCACCCGTGACTTTCATTTCATCGTATGTGAATCCCACTGGCAGTGTCATAACTTCGCCAGCATTGCCCCAAGCTTCAGTTATATTGCCTACTTGAATGGGATATGCACCTGTCATAGTATATCTGTACGTGATGCTCTCGGAGTGATAAGAATATACTATAACTTCTACAGTAGAGGCGTAATCAGACTTATATCCTAATTCATACGGTAGTTGTCCATCAACTGCTGACATTGGACCACCAGATGTATCATAGTTGATCTGTAATTGCATCCATTTATGAAAGAATTTTAGTATACCAAAGTTGCTGTCTACCATAAATACTGTAGGTAATACAGGAAAGGTCATAGACGTTGGTCGTCTGGTAATAGCACCAAAACCCTGAGTCTGGTAATCTGTTGTCTGCACGTCTAATTCAGGTAAAGTCACACTACGACAGAAGAACCGCAAATCAGGAATGATACCTTCATTGTTTCTCATCGATTTAGGGGGTGTGATATTGACTAGAAAAAGATTATCTTTAGCTAGACCGTGTCTACTGATACTTGAATTGAATTCTTGAATATTAAACGCCATTGACTTATCCTATTTTTCTCTTTGAGTCTGCCCAGACTTGAGTCTTCGATGCACCTTGGAATCTCTCTAGTGGTAAGAACAATGCAACATCCCATTCTGATGGATATATGTACATGAATCTACTCTTTACTTGAGTGGTGAGATACCGCTTAATGCATGGTTGAAATTCTTTATACTTAGCCGCACTCTCTAACATCTTATAGCTCATTTTAAGTCTAGTAGACTCATCAAATCGAGTGTTGCTTGCTGTATCATATAGTGCGTCCATCAACTTAGCCCTTAAGGGCAATGGAAGATAGTGCATGTTCAGTCCATAGAACCCACCCTTTACTTTCTTGAAAGGGAATACTAACGGAAATCTATCATAATATGGCAGAGTTGCTTTGCCTTTTGCGTCATAGTAATACATATACATCTGTCCGACGAGAGGACGAGCAGTGAGCCTATCAGCATCACCTTTCATTAGCTTACCTTCACTAACTCTCTTATAGTCTTTAGCACTATTTCTATACCACTCACGTGCTTTTGCAGTACGAGCAGGTATTTGTCCAGCTCGGACACCCTTAGTGAGAATTTCGTCAAACAGAATTGCCATTACAGTACAACTACACCTTCGTTAATTAAACGCTCACGATTAGCAAGGTGAGCCGCATCGACATCATCTTTACTACCGCCAAAATAAGCAACAGCATGTCCCTCATTAATAAGAACCTCTGTAACTCTACGATCATCTTCTAGAATAAAATCGCCTAGAATACGACCAAATTTGCCCTTCATGTCTTCGCCCTTCTTAGATACTTCAGTCTTTAGAATAGCTCCATCTTTTAATAATTCTTTTAGCTTGGCTTTAGATGCTAGACCGAATTTCTTCTCGACTTTATCACGTGTCCGTGACTCAGGAGTATCGATGCCCATAATTCTAACACGCTCTTTTCTCAGCCACACACCAAAACCTAGATCAATGTCTACGTCTACTGTGTCGCCATCTATTACTCTTAATACTTTTACTTTATATTCGTACATTATTTTATCCCTAAATGATCTTCATGCATTATCTGCCAAACAAATCCATGATCCTTACAATACTCTTCTGCGGCAGCCCATTTCGCTTGGTTAACACCCCAAGTCTTTACCTCATTAATATATCTTTTAGTAGGTTTCTTACCCCGTTGCACAACAGGTGGTACTGTCTGATATTTAGGCTTGACCTCTATTAAAATCTTTTCTTTCTTCTTATCTTTATTTATCTGTTCCACATAGAAGTCTGGGAAATATCTGTGCCATCTCCCATCTATTGGACTTTTATATGGTATAACAATTTCTTCACTGCACCATTTAACAACGTGTGGGTGTCTGTCTAAATAAGACATAAGCTTCAATTCCCAATGCGATCTGTAAATCACATTAGTTGGATCACCGAGATATTTATTCGGATTTCTCGGTCTAAAACTTCCCTGGTATGCCATCTGATCTCATATAAATAATTGTAGTTGTACTAACTTAATATTTATAAAGGTCGAAAACCATGTCTACAGGCAGAATAACACCAGCGGAATCAGTAATAGATCAGAGAATGAAGAAGCGTAATAGCTCTACTCTGACTTTTCCGCACACGCTTGGTCATCACGCCATGATATTTAACTTTAAAGAATATGCGTATGGTAATTCTGCTCACGCTACAGTCGTAAATACTGAGAGT